GTTTATACCGAGGCAGATTAACACTTAAGGGGACTAATCCTCCCCTTAAGTAACACTATTTCAGAGTGTTACCGATTAGCAGTGCTGATCAGTCGATTATGCGTTATCAGCAGTCCTTATGCCCCCCCTTCCTTTTTTTCGTAGGTACCATGAGTCTACAAAGTGTTACGGACGACCATAAGATATAAGACTCTATATAAATTTCAAAGGATTACAAAATCACTCAATAAAATACAAAGGGAATGAGAATTTTTTTCGCAAAAAAATCAGATTCCATATATAATTCAAAAATAGTAGCAAATGATATGGAAAAAAATTCCGCCAAAAATTTTTCGACTGTAGAGATCGATCCAGCGACTAGCGAATATTATGTTACAATACCTGAGTGGATGATCAATGATCTCGAATGGTATGAGGGTACAGAGATTGAATGGATCATTGATAGTGATCAATTAGTATTAAAGGAGGTATGAGATGACTGAAAAGATGTATCACATTTACGCAGGGAATGAATGTTTATACTATGGATTAGATAGTGATGAATTCAGAGAAGCCTGGAATAATATCAAAGGGATGGTAGGTCTTATGAAAACGGAGTACGACATTGAGGATCTGAGTTTTGAGGAACTCAACTACTCAAAATCGACAATATGCGACTCATCACATTAAATTGACTAATCACTATATAAGTGGTATGATATTGAAGTAAAAATCATTCGATTATGGCAAAAGGATTTACTGTAAAAGCAAAAGCTCCCGTCACGAAGAAAGATACAGAAGAATGGGATTATGACTTAGCAAAACAAATGGTTCGTGGTAAGTCAGTAGTATTCTGTCTACCTGGGAGGGGAGTTTCATATACTTATCTCAAGAACTTTGTTCAATTATGTTTTGACTTAGTACAAGCAGGAGCAAGTATTCAAATTTCGCAAGATTACAGTTCAATGGTAAACTTTGCGAGATGCAAATGTTTAGGTGCGAATGTATTGCGTGGACCAAAGCAGAAACCATGGGATGGTAAGTTACCGTATGATTATCAATTATGGATTGATAGTGATATTGTGTTTAACACAGAGAAGTTTTGGCAATTAGTATTAATGGATCAAGACATTGCAAGTGGTTGGTATATGACAGAAGATGGAACAACTACAAGTGTTGCACATTGGATGGAGGAGGATGATTTCCGTAACAATGGGGGAGTCATGAATCATGAGACTGGGGAGAGTATTTCAAAGCGGCGTAAACCATTTACTGTAGATTATGCAGGATTCGGATGGCTTTTAATTAAGAAAGGAATTTTTGAGAATCTTGAATATCCATGGTTTGCACCAAAGATGCAAGTTTTTGAGAGTGGTGAAGTACAGGACATGTGTGGCGAAGATGTTTCGTTTTGTCTCGATGCAAAGGAAGCAGGATTTGAGATTTGGTGTGATCCTCGCATTCGCGTTGGGCACGAAAAGACTCGTGTGATCTGATATTATGAGAGAGAAGTACGACGTTTACATCGAAGGTAAGTTAAAACATTCTCATCTTTCTGAGGAAGAGTACTTTGATCTCATGGAAGATTATGCAGAGGGGTTTTATTCATCAGGAACACCTGACCCAAGTTCCATTACATATAAAATTATTATAGAGGATTAAAGTCTTATGGCAATTCGTAAAGGTGGTGGTTATGTGGAAGCGAGTCCCAAAAAGTCTCGTCAAGGAACGGGAAAGCATACTAAGTATGGACCAACTTCTCGTAACAAGACTCGAAAGCGTTATCGTGGACAAGGCAGAGGATAATGAGAATTAATCTTAAAAAGATTCTTCAAGTCACAATTATTTCATCTGTTTCAATGATTATTTGGGAATTAGGACATCCATATATTCTAGGTACTCATACAGATCATCACATACATCATTGTGACTAGATTATAAAGATCCTTAAGGGGATCTTTTTTATTAAAAAAATAAATAGTAGTTAGGGATAGAACCCCTTAAAAAGTTCTATTTTCTTATAAAACCGGAGAAACATGGGCAATTCACCTGTCGATAGAAATCAGGACTATATGTATAAAACATGGGGTACTACACACCTCATCAGTGATTATTGGAATGGATTACCAAAAGAAGATGAATGCAATGAAGAGGCAGAAAAGCACTGTATTCAAGAGGTATATCATGATACTGCAAAAAAGATGCGCGATGAGTCATAAATAATTGAAGACTATAGTCTTGTCCGAATGGCAATAAAAAGAATATCAAGATCATTTAAAGATATTAGTTTATCATTTGAACCACATCCTGTAACAAAAGATCTAGCCATTTTAAAAAATGAAAGGGCAATCACAAGATCTATTCGTAATATTGTCGAAACAATTCCAAATGAAAAATTTTTTAATTCATCATTTGGAAGTGATGTAAAATCATCATTATTTGATAATATAGATTTTGCAACAATTGGTGTAATTGAAAACCAAATTATCACTTCAATCAATAATTTCGAACCCAGAGTCGAAAATGTTAAAGTGGATATTGATTTAGATTATGATGATAATGCTTTAGAAGTACTTATAGTATTTGATATTATCGGACAAGACATTCCAACACAAGAGTTTACTTTCATTCTAGAGGCAACGAGATAAAATGCCTTTTACAAATTACACAAATTTAGATTTTGATCAAATAAAGACCTCAATTAAAGATTATTTGAGGTCTAATTCTAATTTTACCGATTATGATTTTGAAGGATCAAACTTCTCAGTCTTAATCGACACATTAGCGTATAATACTTATATTAATGCATTCAACTCAAACTTAGCAGTTAATGAAGTCTTTCTAGACTCTGCTACGATTAGAGAGAATGTCGTTTCCTTAGCAAGAAACATTGGATATGTTCCAAAATCAAAAAAAGCAGCAACAGCAATCGTATCATTTGATCTTGAAATTCAACAATCATCTCTTGATGATCCAATTACATCAATTATTCTCCAACCAGAATTAATTTGTGTTGGATCATCAAACAATTCGTCATATATTTTCTCAATTACTGAAGAGATTAGTCAAACTGTTAATTCTAGTAATGTAGCCTCATTTTCCAATATACAAATTTATCAGGGTAGATATTTAAATAAAATATTTACTGTTGATGGATCTCTAGATCAAAGATTTATTTTACAGAATCCCTATATTGATACAAGTACTATAAGAGTGTATGTAAGGAATATTGATTCGGTTGGAACAGGTAAAAAATATAATTTAGTCGATAATATAACTACAGTAGATAGTGAGTCTGAAATATATCTAATTCAGGAAGTTAAAGATGAAAAATATGAGTTATTGTTCGGAGATGGTGTATTCGGCAAAAAATTAGAAAATGGATCGGAAATTGTTGTTCATTATATTGTAACAGATGGTTCTGAAGGCAATGGTGTCTCAGAATTTTCATTTTCTGGATCATATCAAGGGAAAAAATCTTCTCAAAATATAATTTCGATACAAGCAACAAATGCCATCAATGTCCAAACAGTTCAACCTTCCAGAAATGGATCGGATATTGAAAGTATAGATTCAATTAGATATTATGCACCAAGAATATACTCATCACAATATCGTGCAGTAACAGCAAGAGACTATGAGTCTATTATTAAGACAAATATCTATCCAAATGCAGATGTGGTGAATGTAATTGGTGGAGAAGAATTAGATCCACCAGAATATGGTTCAGTAACTATTGCAATCAAACCAAAAAATGGATTAATTATTTCAGATTTTGATAAGAAAAACATTCTATCCGAATTAAAGCAGTATTCAATTACCGGTATCAACCAAAAAATTGTAGATATTAAAGTATTGTATATTGAACTCGATTCAAGTATCTATTATGACACAACCAAGTCATCCACACCACTTGCAATTAAATCTAAAGTACAAAATTCATTAACAACTTTTGGCAATTCCTTATACTCATCAAAACGAGGAGGAAGATTTAAGTATAGTAAGGCAATCAATTTAATTGATGAGTCAGATACTGCTATTACATCAAATATCACTAGAGTAATTATTAGAAGAAACTTAAATTGTCTTATAAATCAATTTAGTGAATATGAGTTATGTTTTGGGAATAGATTTTATGTAAATCCTGAAGGTGGGAATATAAAATCAACCGGATTTAGAGTTAATTCTAGAGTCGCTAATAATGAATTTGTTTATTTTACTGATATACCAAATAGTGATAAGTTGAAAGGTACAATTGCAGTTATAAAACCATCATCTACTCCAGGTATTTCACCCATAGTCATACTTAAATCTGCAGGTACTGTAGATTATGTGACCGGAGAAATTAAAATAAGTGCTATTAATATTATCAGTACAGAAGTTCCTAATAATATTATTGAAATTCAAGCTTTTCCAGAGTCTAATGATATTATAGGATTAAAAGATCTTTACCTGTCATTAAGCACTTCAAAAACTAAAATAAATATTATTAAAGATGTTATTTCATCTGGAGAAAATACGACCGGTGTTCTCTTCTCCACTAGTGATTATTACAAGTCAAGTTATTCTAATGGAAGTATAATAAGGAATTAATATGATACAAACCAGTTTTGAAAATAAAGTCCAAATCCAGGATATTTTAAATAGTCAAATACCTGAATTTATCTCTTCAGAAAATCCAAAGTTTTCAGAATTTTTAAAACAGTATTATGTTTCCCAAGAAATATCAGGTGGTAATGTAGATATTGTAGAAAATTTGCCGTATTATTTAAAATTAGACAATTTCACGTCTAAAATTTTAAATGGAACTACAAATTTAACGCAAAATGTCACGACAACATTAGAAAATGGTATTACACCTGAAATTTTTGTAGCAGATACTGAAGGATTTCCAAAAAATTACGGATTACTTCAAATTGGTAGTGAAATTATCACCTATAAATCAAAAACACCAACTAGTTTTGTTGATTGTATTAGAAATTTTAGCGGAATTGATGAGTATGGAAAAAATTTAAACTTTAGTTCTACAAATATCTCCTCTCATGTCAGTGAAAGTGAAGTTATCAACTTAAGTGTCTTATTTTTAAAAGAATTTTATAGTAAAATAAAGACATCATTACTAAATGAACTAGAAACTACGGATTTATATGAAGGATTAGATGTAAATAAGTTTTTAAAAAATACAACATCATTGTATAGATCTAAAGGAAGTTTAGAATCGTTTAGACTTTTATTCAAATCACTTTTTAATATAGAACCCCAAATTATAGATCTTGAAAATTATGTAATTAAGTCTTCAAATTCAGATTTTCGTAGAAGAAAAGAGTTACTAACCGAATTAATATCTACTGGAGATCCTTCAAATATTGTTGGACAACAATTATTTAAAAATACTAATCCTGATATTTTTGGATCTATTTCCGAAATAGAAATACTCACAAAAAATGGACGTACATTCTATAGAATTTTATTATATGTCGGATTTGAAGAATCTAACGATGAATTAACAAGCGTATTTGCACCTACACCATCTACAAAACTAGTAGATTCAATAAATTTGTCAGATAATGCAAATGTATTGACAGTAGATTCAACTATTGGATTTGAGCAAACTGGTAGTATTTTTTATGCTGGAACTGAAATTTTTTATACTGAAAAAACTGTAAATCAATTTCTTGGGTGTTACACCACAACAAGTAATTATATTGACTTAGATATTGTAAAAACTTCTAATCTTCACAGCAATTCCACTTATTATGCTTATGAAAATGGAGATTCTACAAAAAAAGTAGAATTTAGATTATTAGGATCATTGTCTGATATTTTATTAGATACATCTAATAACAAAACGCATATAAATTCTGTTGGAGAAACTATATCTGTCGATTCTTTTGGTAAAAATATAAAAAATACTGATGATAATACCAGAGATCAAATTATTTCTAATAGTTTCATTTACAATACTAGTGTAAGAATTGAACTTGACTCTGTAAACTTTGAGGGATCTACTGCAACAACAAGTACAGTTCTAGATAGAGCATTTTTAAAAGTTGGTGATAGGGTAGAATTCTTAAAAAGAAATACTGAAATAGTTGAAACTACACTCTCAGATGTTTCTGTTAATGATATTTTTGATAATGAAATAACTTTTAGTAGTGGATTATCTTCATTAAATTCTTTTGGAAGTTATGATATCCGCAGAAAATTAGATTTTGCTCAAAGTACTCAAGTTCCACTAAAATATAATAATTTAACTACTAATATTATTAACCTTTATGATGAAAATTCAGAAAATTTATACGTAGCATCAAATTCATTACCATCTTATAATATTACAAAAGATGTTGTAAAGTCTACAGCAAATAGTATAATAAATTATGATGAGAGTAAAAATTCTTATACAACAATAAGATTTAATTCGATATCATCATTTATTAATGGTGATAAAGTATTTTATTCTCATAGTGGAGAAAATCCTATCAATGGTTTGGAGAAAGGGGAATATTATATAACGATATCAAATTTTCTGGATATAAAATTATACCTTTCCCCTTCTTCAATTCCTACAGATAATTTTATTTACTTAGGAAGTAATATACTTCCAGAAGGAACTCATACTTTTACATTATCAGATCAAATAACATCTACTAACAAAATTTCTTCATCAAAAAGTTTTAAAAAGATACCATATTATGTAAATTTATCTACATCTGGAGAAAAAATTGAATCAAAACCAATTGGTACATTAATAAATGGTGTGGAAATATTGGGATCTGTAAGCAATAGCAAAATTTATTATGGACCATTAGAAAAATTAGATACAATTAACTCAGGTTCTGGTTATGATGTAATAAATCCACCAAATTTAAAGTTAGAAAGTGGATCTGCTAAAATACAACCCGTTTTGCAAGGATCTATAGAAAAAGTATATATTGATAATATTGATTTTGAATCAGATTCTCCTATAGTAACAATAAGTGGGGGAAATGGAAAAAATGCAAAATTAAAGGCCAATACAAAAACATTTTCTAGAGAAGTTTTCTTTAATGCTCGCACCTTATCTGATGGTGGCGGACTTAGTTTTGATGATGAGACTATAACATTTCTAACAAATCATAACTTTTTTAGCGGCGAAAAAGTTTTTTATGATATTAATGATATTAATAATCAAAAAATTGGTATTTCCAACTTTGGTGGATTGAATGTGAGTACTGGTTATTTAACTAATAATACTCCATTTTTTGTCAAGGTAATAAATCCATCAACTGTTGAACTATATCCAACATTATCAGACTTTAGGAGTGGAATTAATACTGTAGGGTTATCGACAGAAGGCAATTCTGGTATACATAAGTTTAAAACTGAACCTAGAAATGTAATATCTTCAATAATTGTCGAAAATCCCGGTGAAGGATTTACTAATAGAAAATTGACGGTAAAGCAATCAGGCATTTCAACCATCAATGATACTATAACCTTCAAAAACCACGGATTTTCTTCTGGAGAATTAGTTACGTATGATTTTGAAACAAGTTCTATATCTGGAATTTCTACAACGAATCAATACTACATTTTAAAAGTTGATGATGATTCGTTTAGAGTATGTAATGCTGGTGTCGGTGGAACAGACATTTCTTTTTATTCTAGAGAAAAATACGTTTCTATAGGATCTAGTGGAAGTGGTTACCAATATTTCAATTATCCGGATATTAGTGTTCAAATTAGTTATGTTTCCGATGGGGAACAGGTTGCATCTAGTATTGTTACTACACCAGTTGTAAAAGGAGGTATTATTGATGCATACTTATATGAAGAGGGAAGTGGATATGGATCTACATTATTAAATATTGAAGAATCGCCTAATGTAATTATACAGCAAGGAAAAGAAGCATCTTTTACTCCTGTAGTTACTTCTGCAGGTAAAATTGATAGGGTAATTGTAAATTATGGAGGTTATGATTATTATTCTGTCCCAGAATTGCAGGTAATCAGCAATAAAGGTATTGGAGCAATTCTTAGAGCAGAAATTTCCAATAATAGAGTATCTACTGTTCATGTCATAGAATCTGGTGCCAATTATTCTTTTGATGACATAAAAATCATTCCAGTTTTCAGTGGGAAAAATGCAATTATAAATGCAAGAGTTAGATCCTTAACTGTTGATAATTCATATAAGTATGGAATTCAATATTCGGACAGAAGAGATCCTTCATATGAATTTTTATATAAAAACATTAATAATGAGTTGCAGTATGTTGTAAGTGGATACTCGGACTTGTTAAAAAATGAATTTAATGATAATGAAACGAGTCACTCATCAATTATTGGTTGGGCTTATGACGGAAATCCAATTTATGGACCTCTTGGATATAAAGATCCAGAAAATCCAACAATAATTAAAAGATTAGTTTCTGGATATAATAAGAGTCTCAGCAATATTACAAATAGACCAACAAATTCAGAATTTCCAGAAGGTTATTTTATAGATGACTATAAATTTAATAATAGTGGCGATTTAGATATTCATAACGGTAGATGGTGCAAAACACCAGAATTTCCAAATGGCGTTTATGCATATTTTGCAACTGCCATATTGAATCCAAACAATGAAAATGTAGGATCTTTTCCATATTTTATTGGTATTAATTACAGAAGTAAGTTGGTAGATGATAATAATAATAATATACTAAACCAATCGTTTGACTTTGAAAATAGTTCACTATTCAGAAATACATTTCCATATAAAGTGCAAGATGCATATGCAGGATATGATTTCTTCCCCTCCAATAGTTCATCTAATAGTCATACTGTAGAGATAAATTCTGTCACTAAAGGATCTATAGATTCATACGAAATAATTAAAGCTGGATCTAATTTTAAGGTTGGTGACACATTAAACTTTGAAAATTCTCCATCTTCATCTGGATATGGATTTGTATCTGAAGTTGGGTCAATTTATGGAAAACAAATTGATAATATAGAAAATAATTATATAAAGTATACTAATGCAAAAGTATATCCTTATAATGCTTCTAGCAGTTTTATACGAATATTACCATCCCATGATATAGTAAATAATACTGTAATTAGTATTACTGGATTAACAACAAATTTTGAACCTCTAAATGGAGATTACGTTGCAGAAGTTGATACCTTTTCTACTAAACTTGATGAAGAAATTCCATCCTATGATCCAAATGCAACTTCAGGAACTCATCATCCAAATGTAACTGGAATTGTTACTGATATTAAACTACAAAACTTCCCCAAAATGGTATCTATTGGAAGTTCTATTGAAATTAAGGGAGAATCAAATGATCAGTATTTTACTATTTTCAATTATTTTCCAGATAAAAAGATAGTACGATGTAGGAAAACTGGAGTTAGTGGAGCAAGTACATCATTATCCACTGTCAATTTTTTACCAAACATTATAAGAATAAATTCTAATATTGAATCAAATAATAATATTGAAAATTATAAAAGATATTTTAATCCTGCCCAATCCATTGGTGTTGGAACAATCTCTGGAATCACCACTTCACGATCATTTTATCTTGGTGGCGAGTTAATAACTAAAAATATACAAACTCAAAGCATTTATTTACCAAATCACGGTTTTCATACTGGACAAGAGGTTCTTTTATATAAAGGTTCTACTAATTCAGCATCAATTACAGTACAAGATGATCCAAATTCCAATACATCAATTTTATTAAATACAGTACTTCCAGAAAAACTTTATATAATCAATAAGTCAAAAGATTATATTGGCATAGTAACTTCTTCTAATTTGACAATTACTACGAATGGACTTTATTTTCCATCTAATTCTAATGTTGGATCAAATAATTATGATTATAATTTTGAATCTGCATATAACGAAGAAATTTCTACTGTATATCAAAATCTAACTACAGTTTCAATATCAACTTTCCACAATCTAACATCTGGCGATTTAATTGATTTAAAAGTTTCTCCAAAGCTAAATGTGGGTGTTGGAAATACCACATTTGTGGATGTAAAGTACATACCAGAAATAAATTCATTGTCTTTAAAAACTATAGGATTTAGTACACTTACAGATATAGACATAAACACAAATTCTATAAGTATAGAAAATCATCTGCTTTCTAGTGGTGATGAGGTCTATTATATTTCAACTTCAACTCCATCTGGATTAAATGAAGGAGTATATTATGTCAATAAAGTTGATATCGATACTATAAGATTATCCGAAACTTATAAAGATTCTATATCAGAATTGCCAAGATTAGTTTCTATTAATAGCGTTGGTATAGGAACTCAAGAAATTTCATTAATTCAACCAAATATAAACTTGGTTAGGAACAATAATTTAGTCTTTGACTTATCTGATAGTTCTTTAGAAAACTATAAACTAAATCTTTTTTATGATGAAGACTTAAATGATGAATTTATTTCAACATCAAATACATTAGAATTTTCCACATCTGGTGTTGGTATTGTAGGAGTATCTTCAGAAGCATCCCTAACTTTAAGATATAATGATAATTTACCCGATGTATTATACTATTCATTGGTGAATGCAGAGTCGAAAGTTATAAATACGTCACATAAATCGAAAATTTTATTTAAAAATAGTGCATATAGTGGAAAATATTTAATATCTAACGTCCAAGATACTAAATTTGATATTTTTCTAGATAATGTTCCAGAAAGACTATCGTATAGTAGTGCAGATTGCTCAACATTAGAATATACTACCAATTCATTGACAGGAATTGGATCTGTATATGATTTAAAAATTATTAGCGAAGGAAATTTATATAATAATGTTCCATATTATGCGGGATCAAATTCTGCAAATGGAACTGGTCTATTAGTAGCACTAAGATCGAAAAGTGTAGGAAAACTTATCGATTATAGTGAATTGAATTATGGTTATGAATATAGTATTGACAATACCATATCACCAGCTTTAAAGACATCGCAGAATGTAAGTTTGGTTAATTCGCAGTTTTTAAAATCTGTAGAAGTTGTTGATGGAGGAAGTGGATACCCAAATGCCCCATCTTTAGTAATTGTTGATTCTGATACTGGCAAAAAAATTGATCGGGGACTTCTAACTGCAGAAATATCAGGATCTGGTATTGGTAATGCAAATATAACGGCAGTTGAAATATCAGCACCAGTTACTGGATTACCTGAAAGACAAGTATCAATTAAGTCTGTTAACAATGCAAATGGAATAAGAATTATTGAAGTTGATAGCAGTAACACTGGCATAATAACATGCTTATTAAAAACTCCCATTTTGGGATATGTGGAAGATCCTTTTGAAGTAGGAGACAAAGTTTTTGTAGAGGATATACAAATTTTAGAAGATACTGGGATTGGATACAATTCCGAATATCATGGATTTGAATTTTTTGATGTAATTGACTACACCTCAAATTCTAATCCAGGAGAAGTTACTATCCAAATACCTAAATTATTTGGAGATCCGGGTATTGCAGTCACATTTCAAATAGACAGCTTTGCTACAATGATTAAATCTACCGATTATCCTTCATTTGTAGCAAACCAAGATTATTCGGCATTCTTCATTAAAGAAGAAATTTTTATACTTGATCAATCTGGATTGATGATTGAAACTGGATTAACAGTAGGGGAGGTAAATAAAGATTATTTGAAGTTGAATGGAAATTATAAGTTAGACACTGGAGTCACTATAATTGGAAAGAGTTCTGGATTTAGAGCAGATATTTTTGATGTATCTTTAATTAATGGATACTATCTCATCTCTGGATCTTCTACTAAAGATTATGGATGGGATAGTGATTCTGGAAAAACTAATACAGATACACAAGTTATTTCTGATAATGATTATTATCAGAATTTATCATATACTCTTAAAAGTGAAAAAACTTGGGATGAAATAAAAACTCCAATTAATACTATCGTTCATCCAATAGGAACCAAAAACTTTGCAGATACCCAAATTCAACAGAATGTTTCTGGTATATTAACAACTGGTCTAACTAACAGTAGCGTTGTTGAAAGTCTCCAATCATTTATTTCTCAAACTAGAGTAGATACAATTAAGAACTTTGATGTTGTCACTGATTTTAGTCCTTTAAACGATAGAAGTAAATTTATTCAATTTAAAAATATAAAGTTATCAGACTATTTCCTCTCACAGTCAAATAGAGTTCTTCAAATTGATGACATAAGTCCACTTTTTAGTAGTGAAGATGATGAAGAGTATGATACAAATTTAATTATAAAAAGTTTATCGGATAGAAGATCTTTCTATAAGACTTTAGTCCAAGTAAAAACTACAAATAATAGTATTAGTAAAGGATATAATCAGTTAGCATATTTTGAAATTGTATCATTATATGATGGAGTAGAAAATGTTTATAGTTTAGATAAACTATCTCATAATAATAATTCAAATTCTGAAACTTATATGACAATATCACCAGTTGCAACTGATACTGGTGATTTGGATTTATATTTTTATCCAAATAATCCTTATGATATTGATTATGAAATAAAGGTTTTTAATGAAAAATATACTAATTTTAATGATAATGAAAATTTATTATCATTCGATGCTGCAGATATTTTTACAAATCAAAAAAATGTTGGAAGTAAAATTACCGAAGATGTAATTACTTCCTATGATTTAACTACATATGATTCTATAATGGTAGAAGCGCACGTAGTAGATTTAGATTCTAATCAATCAAAATATTATGAAATTGTGTCATTATATGATGGTACAGAGTTTATATTTTCAGAATCAAATTTTGAATCATCAGATAATGATATATCATCTATCGGATTGGGAACATTCGGAATTAAAAAAAGTTCAAATAATTTAAACTTGAGTTTTTATTGTGATGAGATATCTAACACACTAGTAAGAACAAAATCGTATCAATTTAAGAGTAGTCCAGTTGGTGTAGGAACCTATAGATTTAAATCTCAAAGGCAGGATGATAATTCTGAAAGAACTGTAGTTTTAGATACTTCTGTTTATGAAACTGGAACCAGTGTGGGAATTGTCACAACCAGGTATTATGATCGAGAATTATTTTCTACAATAAAGACATTAGCTAGAGTGAGTATTGGGAATACTGTTTCTTTGCATCAAATTGTAAACATACATGATAGTGAAAACTCGTATATAGTTGAAGGACCTATTACTTCTATTGGTAATACAATGGGTGTATTTAAAACTAGTCTTAATCAAAATAATCTGAAATTAGAATTTGAAAGAAATGATGAATATTCCAATTCAAATTTAACTATTACACAACTGGATTACTCATTCTATACATTTTTAGATGAAATAAACATTCCATTAGATT